AAGGGCTGAGTTACCACACCCAGCCCGAACCATAGCCAATCCCTCAGTTGTAAGGAATTAGAATCTTAAATATCTTCCTCGAGAAAACACTTGGGATAGTCAGTGATGCGTGTAGATCCTGTAGCTGCTCAAGAGAAACATTCTATGAGTATTGCAGAACAGATGAGAATTTCAAAGCCTCAGTAGATGAGATAAGTGAGTTCGTTTTAGACCACGTTGAATCAAAACTCCATAAGTTAATCGATGGTGGTGACACAGCCTCAACTCTATTCTACATGAAAACCAAGGGCAAGCGTAGAGGGTATATCGAGAAGTCTGAGGTCGAACAAAAGACTGTCACCTATATTGTTGAGACTACCGCTGAGGAGGTCGCTAAGATCAATAAGCAACTCGAGGAAGATATTTAAGATTCTAATTCCTTACAACTGAGGGATTGGCTATGGTTCGGGCTGGGTGTGGTAACTCAGCCCTTTTTAGTATATTAGCCCTGTCATAAATGCATATTTAGTTTGAAGTTTCACAGAACCCTCACCTTCCTGGTCGGGGGTTTTGTTTTTCCCGAAGTATTCTGGGCTTTCTTCTAGGTATTCTCAATTATTATTCTATACTTTGCGGTGATGAATTCTCTTATACACTGTTTTTATTACTAAAACTTTCCCAGATAGGCTGGCCATTCCTTAGAGGGAGTTCATCAGCCGGCCTTGATGGGGGTTTAAAACCAAGCGATATGCCTAGACTAAATCAAAAAGAAATACGAACACTCATGTCTGATATGTCTTATAATGGAAAGAAGTATGATGACGTTTGTGAAAAGATATCTGAGCTGATGGAAAAGCGCGATGAATTCAGTAGTCGAGTTTGTGGAATAAAGAGTGAATTAAGAGCATTTGTTGATCACCACGGATCTATAAATGTTGAGACGTCTGATGGATTTGTCACCATTGAAGCACACGAAGAATGGGGCGATGAGATAAAGATTATTCCTTTGAAAATACACGTCAAGAACAAATAAGATGGATTACTCAACACTTAAAATTGATATACTATGAGCGATTTGAATTTCGGTGATTACGTCACAATCGAGCAATTCAGATACTATGCTGAAAACGAGATTTACCAATATAAGGTGATTCAGTCTTTAAATTCAAATGGGTATGTTGATGTTCCCGTCACTGGATTTGCTAAGGAATCAGGACATGATAAAGTTGTGCCATGCGTGAGATGTATTTGTTGTGGTGTTGTTGAAGATCGTGTCTTAAAATTTAGAGTTGAGGATGTTAAAAAGCTTAATAAGAAAATATTTCAGTCATGACAGAATACACAATTGAACCAGACGACAAGGAACTACTTGTTAACAACTTCCCTCAACTATCAGAGGAATGCGTTGACGAGATAATCAAATACCTCAAGAGCTCTGAATCAGTCATTGAAGTCAAAGAGATCACTGATGAAACCTCTGGGGCTACTGGTGCCCACTTCCTTATTAATGGGATTGATGCCTCAGTCGATGGCTTCAGATTAACTGACAAGGGCGTTCTGACAATTATAATGGGAGGGACTGTTGGTGATATCTCTGGAAAGGTTGACAATCCAAATGCTTTCCCAATAAGCGCGACAATAATGCAGAGGCTTACGGCTAAGCAGTTAGCAATGAGTGAGCCATGTGGAATGGATTTATTAGATCATTTTGCGGGGCTGGCAATGCAAGCAGAGGCGTCAACGTTCTCAGAAAATTATGGATTAGCGGCGGCTGATTTAGCAAAGTTATCCTATGAACGAGCACGAGCCATGTTGGATGAACGTAATAAAGAATGATCGAACAATCACCAGCATATCAGACAGGCTATAAAGCCGGCAAATATAATGCCTTGACAGGGGTGTTGGTATTCTGTCTTTATCCAGAGGATTGTCCAGAGTTCAAAGAGTGGCATCAAGGATATAAGGATGGACAAAAATTTAAAGCATGAAAGGAAAAGAAGAGTTTGAGAAGTGGTTTAAAATTGATCGGGCCAATCAACTACAAAAGGACTTTAGTCTAATGATCGGCCGCAATTCATTACCATATTTTTATTCACTTCCCTTCAGTATGCAATGGGGCGTTAGAAAAGAGTTCTTTAAATCAGTGGATATATTAATATCAATGGTGTATTTGGTGTCTGAAGAGAAATGGATTTTCAAATTACACATAAAGACTTCGGATATTACATGGACTCAGTTTGTTTCAGAAAAATACAATGATGAGGAAACATCCCAAAAAGCAGCAATCGAAAAAGCCTTATCTTTGGTGAGTGAGCCAAGCGGAAATAATAGATGAGGCAAAAGTCAATCTAGTCAAGCAAGTCAAGTTCAAGAAATCTCTTGAATGGTTTACCAGATATTTTTTCAAAGAGCAAAACAGGCGTCGATTCATTGTTGACGAACATCACAAAATCATTTTCAAGGCTTTGGAGAGAGTGATGAAAGGTGAGTGCAAGCGTTTAATAATTAACATCGCACCCAGATATAACAAGACTACATTAGCCGTTCACTACTTCATTGCTCACTGTCTGGCCAACAACCCCTCAGCTAAATTCATTCATCTGTCTTATTCGGATTCACTAGCCTTAGATAACTCTGAGACGGTCATGGGCCTTGTGAGATCTGCTGAATATCAAGAGCTTTATAATGTCTTTATCAAGAAAGAATCGAGCGCTAAGAATAAGTGGTACACAACTGAGGGTGGAGGCGTTTTGGCTAGATCCAGTAGAGGTCAGGTAACAGGATTTGGGGCTGGTAAAGTTGATTACGATGAGGATGATGATGAAGAATTCATGAGCGACCTGGCAATCAAGGAAGGGTTTGGAGGGGCTATTATTATTGATGATCCAATCAAACCAGAAGAGGCCGATTCAACCACTATCAGAGAAGCCGTCAATCAACGATTCGATAGTACAATTAGGAATAGGGTTGACTCAAGAAACACGCCAATCATTGTGATAATGCAACGATTACACCCGAAAGATTTGAGTGGTTATCTGATCGATGTTGAACCAGGCAAGTGGGAGGTGGTATGTCTGCCGGCAATCAAAGAGGATGGCTCAGCACTATGCCCACGTATCCACACTATTGAGGAATTGGAAGAGCTTAAATCAGTCAATGATCTTGTATTTGCTCGTCAGTACATGCAGAACCCAGCACCAAAAGAGGGGCTGTTATTTCCCAAAGATGATCTACAGTGGTATAAGACAGATTCATTCAAACCATTCAGCGAGGAAGTTGATTGTATTAATTCATTTATCGATACGGCTGATGAGGGTGATGATAATTTCTCAATGCCATTTGGGTTCAATGTTGGGCCAACCATTTACGTGCATGATGTGGTATTCAACAAATTGAATGTTGAGATCACAGCCCCAATGGCTGCTGAAAAGATCAATCACTATAAGCCAGAATACAACAGGACTGAATCTAACATGGGTGGGGGGATGTATAATGGAATGCTCAAACCTCTCATTGGCGAACATACAACTCTTCTGAGCATCAAGGCTAGGGCCAACAAACATACTCGAATCATCACTATGTCAGGGTTTATCAAGAGGCATTGTAGATTCAGATCAGACTACGACCCACACTCAGAGTATGGGAAATTCATTGAGAATCTAACTGAGTATCAAAAGAACGGTAAGAGTGCTCATGATGATGCTGCAGATTCACTGACGGGACTATGTGCGTTCGTTAAAAGAATGCACTCTCATCTCTACGAACAGGGATTTCTTGATCAGGATGACGGTTATGTTAATTAAAACCTAGAAGAATCTTTGGTATAGTTCGGGAAAAACACTTTATTTGTGGCATGTTTAAACTCTTCAAGCGAAAACCCAATAGATTATCTGACCAAGAAACACTCGAGCAAGTAAAACAAAGGCTACTTGTTGTACAAACCAAATTACAACTTGAATATATTACTATGCAAACCTCAGAGGACAAACAAGTATTATTAACTAAATCAGGAGAAATCAAAGGAGTTGAACTCGCAATTGATCATATTGAACAAATGATGAGCCAACCACCATCAACAAATCAGCACACAATAATTTAATTAATAATCATAAATAAATAACAACAAGCTATGAACAGAGAACACACTGAAATTCTCAAAATCAAAGTCAATGATGCCGGTGAGGTTGAATTGAATTTAATAGATCGTGAGTCTGGGTGGACTTGGGCTGGAACATGCAGCCGAATATCACACCCTGATTTGCCAAACGCACTCGATAAGTTGAGTTGGTTTGTCGCTGAGTCTAATGATTTACTTATCAACAGAAAAGTATCTGACATCCTAAAGGCTAAGAAAAAGTCTTACAAGGAGATTGCCTCAGTACTCAAGAATGTTGACGCCCAAATGATTGATGATATCACCGTCACTGGTGTATCATTCAAAGGCAATGAAGAGAACCGAGCTGTTGTGATAACCGGTAAGCGTTCATTCCATCACACTGGTGGGGCACTTAACTCACCACTGATCACTCTGGATAGTGACACATTTGGATTTGAGGAGTCAATGAAAGAGCCACTTGAGAAAGTAATTGATGAGGTGATGGCCTATGTCTTTGATTTGAAGGGATCACTATTTGGTGAGACTGAGAAAGAGGAGGTAGAAAAAGAGGCGTAAACATGGGGGAGGGAGCGACTGACTACGTGGCTTTATTAACCACTAATCGGGTCAGACGCTTACCTTCTAATTAAACCAAGCGATATGACACCAAAAGAACAGGCCAAAGATCTTTACGATATGATGAAGGGCTTTCGAGTAACCAATATACATCGTAAAAAATGTGCGTTGAAAGCCGCTGAAGAAATCATTGAAAATCTATATCAGTATTTCCACAGACATTCAGTTTGGTTATGTGGTGTAATGCTCGAAAAATGGCATGATACAAAAGAGTGTAAGCATTGGTCTGAGGTTATACGGGAAATCAAAAAGCTGTGATCACTCTATTCGCTCTCCAATGGCTAGACAGAAGAAAATCAAAACTCAGTTTCTCAAGCGATATCTTATTAGTTCTGGGCGTCTCATTTGGGGCTGTTATCTGTGACTTCTTTTGGATGACTTGGTTATTTTTTAACGTATGAAAAACACAATCATTTTACATAAGGACGGTGAGTATGAGACTTGGACAAAGTTGACTGAGCTTTGCAAAGAGCATCCAGAATTCTCAAAGAGTTATTTAACCAAGGAAAAGAAGTTGAACAAGAATACTCACACCAAAGATTTTACTTACAAGGGGGTTGACTTTATCAAGGTGCCCCACAATACTGGCAAGATATGAGAAAGAGATTATTTGTTGCGCTTATTGGGACTCCGATGATGTTGATTCTAGTGTTACTAATAGTGACAATAGTGATTCCTGTTACATATTGGGTAATAACAGGAAAAAGTTATTTTGATTGGTGGATGGATATGGCTGAAAAATATACAACTGATTATGAGCGATGAAAGAAAACAGTGGTTCACTGATCGAATCAACCAAGTAGTTTGGCCGGTCCGGACCGAGTGCAAATGTCGAGAATGTGTCAATGGATACATCAACGGCATCAAGATAATGAACACCTTCAATGCTGAGGGCTTACACCACCTCGAGGATACTGTTGAGAATGAGGAGTTTCCCGTCAAGTATTTCGATACTTGGCAAGATCGAAACAAATGGGAGGAGGGTTATTACAAGATCAGTCGTGTTAAATTGGTCAAGGAGATTAACACATTAAACGAAAAGTTAACACAAGGTCTTTTGGTTGAGCCCAGACATGAGGATGATGAGGGTGAGTTTATTCCAGCAGTAAATCTGAATTGATATGTTAACAGGAAAGACTGAAGAATCATTTAAGAAGTGGTGCAATGAAGATTGGGACGATGAATTACACGGATTAAACCATCCAACTCTTATTGGCCACATTGGTTATCTCGAATGGGAAAAACTTCCTTTTAGTATGCAGTGGGGAATCCTATTGGAGTTCTTTGATTCAGTTGGGATTGTAATTGAAATGAGAAACGTTGGGGGATTTAAGGCGTTTGTTAATCACATGAATTATGGGATGGGCAAGATTGAATCAAGACTAGAAGCCCAAATACAAGCAATCAAAAAGGCCAACGAAATACATAATAAATCAAGCGATGAACAAAGCAGTAATTGACATAGAGACAAGTGGCTTCTCGAAAAAGACAAATGCCATTGTTGAGATAGGGATGATTATTCTGGATGACAACAATGAGTGTATTAATGAGTTTGAATACTTGGTTAAACCTTACAATAGAAGAAACGGTAAGAGGTGCATTTATACGAAACAGGCCGAAGCTATTCATGGTGTTTCAATTACTAAGTTAATAGATGACGGATCTCCCGCTACATCTGTTGCAGAGATGTTTATGGAAGTAATAACTCACAATGATATCAACACAATCATTGGCCACAACATCAAGAGATTCGATGCGCCTTGGATATACGACTTTATGAATCAGTTTGGATATGAGTGTGAATTTTCTCACATTATTGACACGCTGGAATTAGCCAAGAAACGTCTGCCAAAGCTCAAGAGTTATTCATTGACATCAGTAAGGGATCATTTGAAAATAACTCAGACAGATCAGCATAGGGCTATACCTGATGCAGATGTAGCATGTGAAATATGGAAACGACTTAGATGAAAAAACATGGATTATATTTTCTGGGTGTGGCCTTCAATAGCCTTGGCCTTGGCCTTATCCTCAGCCAATGTGGATGGCAAGCATTTCTAGGAATAATCTGTATTGAGTGTTGGATTCTTTTGAGGACCGGCTAAGGCAAATCATCTAATCTGAGTCCAACCATTTGAAGTGCATCTTCAGGAGAGAACCCTTCGACCCCAACAAGTATTGCAAAAGCTCTTGCCTTACGTTCAACGATTTGAGACTTCTTAACTTCGTCATCTTTCAGAGCTGGTAAGTGTGAATAATCTAACAATAAGAATTCACCCTCCTCAGTTAAACCAAGATAATCACTGAGCGCCTGAGTGTCATCATTTGACTCAGGTATGATTGTATCTTGATAAGCCAATCGCTCACCTTCGAGAATTCTACTACCCGAGTCAGACAGTGAGGTTCCATTGTCAATAGAAAAGATATTAACGTTCAAGCCGTAACGATCAATTACAACCTTTACATCTTCTGTGACCTCTCTGAATAATTCCATTTCTTTTGTTGGAAACGTCATTGGCTGCCAGCTCAAAGAAGCGTTAGCAATTATTATTTGCATCTGATCATCTGCAATTCCAAACGAGCGTTGATATTCTTTTTCGATTCGCTCACGTTCTATCATACTGAGCGGAATAGTCCCTTCAGCATCAGCCGCATCATTAGATATAATACCAAGAGCCCCTTTCTTTCTGATGATCACATTCCTAAATCCCATTGCACCTCTGATATTTGAGATCTCCATTGTTAGGCCTAAAAGTGGTGAGGCTGGAAAAATAGGATGATCAATATTATCGAGACGCCGGTATAAAATCTCATCAGCCTTATAAATCTTTTGAGCCGTTGTGTGCTCACCATAAATAAAGCCTTGGATTATTTTAGTGATATCGGTCTGTTCATAAATTAACCCAGAGGTTTTAATCGAAATCTCTTGAGGTAGAATATTCCATATTGCTAAAGGGGCTTCCTCGAGGGCTGACCCTAATAAAGCATATTGGAATGCAGCGCCATGAACGTCACGATGTATTGAGAATTGTTTTAGGAAATCGTCTTTTGATTGGAGTGGGTTTGGGTTGTTGAGTCTTTCAATGATTGGGGTGGCACCAAGATCTTCTGTAGTTCCATCTGGCTTTACTTCAAAGTGCCTCCAGATTCCGGCTGACTTCATCATCGCCTTTTTATTTATTACTGTCTGGAGTGGTCCGGTGGTTTGGTATATCTCTGCCTCGTTGTCTTGAATTCGATCCCATTGAGGTTGGCCTGGTGTGAATATTTGATTAATGGTACATCCTGGGGCTCTCACAAATCTGTCATTGCCAGTAACTCGTGAGACAAAGCGACCTAAAAGTGATGAAGAAATAAACTCTGGGATTACAGCCATAACAAAGAATTTTTAACAAATGTATTAATTTTCGTTCTGATTTGTATACATTTGTGAATATTCGTCAAAAGTGTTTAGAATATATTGGGTGGTTAATTAATACACAAACCTATTAAATACTGGACATTACGACCAAAAACAGTCAATATGCCAATAGAACAATTTACAGTTTCATTTCCGGTTGCTGGTGGCGCCCAAAAGAAAATAGTCAACATTGGAGAAAAAGCTGAGCGATCAGTTTTTGTTACTGTGACGCCCGTTGGAGTTGACGCAGGAACAGCAGCATTTAGGGTGGCTCAACAAAACGATGTTCAAATTATTGCTTCTGATCAAGACTCTGTTTTGACTGACGTGGTTATGGCCAACAATACTGATAGAGTTCATCAAGGCATGGATGTTAACACGAATTTTGACGGTACCAATGCGACTATTGAATATTTTCCAGACACAGAAACTGTTGGTCAATTCGATGTTCTTGTTACTATAAAATAATGAGCGATAAGAAAACAGATAAAATTGATAAGGTTGTTGGCCAGACAGTGAGCAATGAAGTAGTGAACGGCTAATGTAGTCTTGTTATATCTGGGTGCGATGTTAATTATTAAACGCTTGCACTCACCTTTCATCACTCTCTCCAAAGCCTTGAAAATGATTTTGTGAT